GACACTTATTGAAAAGTTCAAACTAATTCAAGACTTGCGAATCAAAGAAGACTATGTTGGTGCATATTTTGAAGATGTTCTCAAACTAACGGTAATGACCGTGTTAAACGGTGAAATTGCTATGACAATCAAACAATTGCTCAATGGAGCAACAATTAATTTTGGAGGTAAAGATAATGAAGTTTCCGAGAGAAGTGTGGGCGGGAAGCCACATAAAGAACGCACCACAGATGAAAAGAGAAGTAAAAAGAACGAGGAATGATTATGCTAAGTTTATTAATGCTCAAAATAACAGGACGAATGTATATACTACGGTCTATGACTTTGAACATTTTACGGAGAAAGCAAAAGTAGAATCCTCAGTTATTATTGATAGGATTTTTCTTGATTTTGATGCACACGACGATGAATTAGAATTGGCTTGGCGAGATGTGAAAAAGGTGATGGAATTGGTTATTACAAAAGATTATCAACACACCTTGTTTTTTTCAGGTCGTGGATTTCATTTGTTTTTGTTTGGACAAAGAACAAAAGATATGAGAAATGTCCAAACATTTTTCCGTGAAATCAAAGAATATTTGAAATCAAAAGTCGGAAGTAAGATTACTCTTGATGATAGAGTAGGTCAAAAAACAAGACTACGAAGAGTTCCAAATACAGTTAATATGTCATCAGCCGATGAGAATGGTAATCCTTATTATTGCGTTCCTTTGACCGTTGATGACCTTTCTTTGTCTCTTGAAGAAATACTATCAATTGCTAAGAAGCCTCGCCATATCCCGTTCAAAAAGGGCGGTAAAAATGAGGTTGTGTTTCCCGATGCACCCCCCATTGAAGCGATTGGAGGTGAGATTTCTGTTCCCGATACGATAGGAAAACTCCCAATGTTGCCCTGTTTGCATAATGCGGTAATGACGGAGAATCCTTCGCATATGTCAAGAGCATACCTTGTTTCATGGTATCGTGATTTACTATCGGGCTATCGTGATTTATCTTCAGGACAAGAGAAATTAAAAGTGCTTGAACTAGTCGTTGAAGAACTTGAAAGAGTATTTGCTGAATCTGATTCAGTATGGCTTGATTGGGATAAAAACGAAACTAGAAAACACGCAAGATTTACAGTATTCAATAACTACAATACGCCTCATTGTGATAAATTGATTAGTGATGGCTTTTGTGTTGGAAAATGTTGGAGGTATCATAATGCTAGTAATTGATTCAAGAGAGAAGTCCAAATTAGCCAAATTGGTTATGCAGAAAGCAAAGGGCTTAAATATACAATACGAACAGCGTTGGATTGAGATAGGCGACTACATCTACGACGATGTTTGTTTTGAAGCAAAATCAACAACAGATTTTTTAGGTTCAGTAATGACAAAAAGATTATGGACGCAAATTGACAACATGGATAGACACTATAAAACAAATGTAGTGATTATTCATGGTAGTCTTGATGAAGCAATTATGAATGTGATTGAAAACTCGGAAAGCAAAATGCCCATCGGAACAAGAAGCATTATGCTTAACAATAAATTTCTTGGTGCAATTGGTAGATTGATTCTTGATACAGATGTAAAACCAGTATGGGTTGAGACAGAAGAAGAAGCCGCTTTGATTATTACAGCAGTAAGCAAAATGAAACCAATGACAAGAGATGTGATTGCCCCGCAAGTATTCAAGAGACTAACTACTGACGATTTGCGACTAGATTTGTTGTCCAGTATTAAAGGCGTATCAATTAAGAAAGCAAAAGAATTAATAAAACAATTTGGCTCTATTATGGAAATAGGTGAGTGTTCGGAATACGAATTACAAGCCATTGAAGGAATCGGAGAAACCTTAGCCAAAAGAATACTCTCCACATTAAACTCGGAAGAGAAGGTGAAAATATGAATGAAGAATATAATGAAGAAGAATATATGGAAGCACTTGAAACAAACGCAGGTGTTTTCAGCGAAGCCTTGCCCAAAGTCGTTAGAGACTTTCAATCATCAGCAGTTGAGGTATCACACTACAATGATATTCCTGCTGGTATTTGTTTCTTTAACATTCTTGGTCAAGTGGTAAAAGATTTTATTACAATTCCTAATGGAAGAAACCATGAAGATACCCGAATCCATTTCTGTTGGGTTCAAACAAGCGGAACTGGTAAATCTACTATGTGGAACTTTGTTGGGCCAGTTGCAGAAAAAACATTTGGTATGATTAATTCTGCAAACAACCACCCTCCGTTTGTTCGTAATAACTTACCAATGAATCGTATTTTCAACACATTCGGAGTAACTGATTATACCGATTCTGTTCTTATTGGCGGTTATGATAAAGAAGTGGACGATGATGGAGAAATTGAATATCAAAGAAGGCCAGGCGTTTTAGAAGGTAATGGCCTTGCTCATTGGGATGAATTTGAATATTCAGGTATCTTCAAACAAAGCCAACACAAAGAAAATTCTATTGTTTATCTCAATACTCTGATGAACTCATTAGCAGGTGAGTCTTGGATTATTTCTAAGGCTTTGACTTCCTTTGGTGGCATGATTATGGAATGTTTCTGTGAGCGTTCAGTATTGGCTATGACTTATCCACCAAACAACCTTAACGATGTGATGGCGGAAAAGGGTGTTCTTCAAAGAATGCTTTTGTATGTTTGGGAAGTGCCTGAGTTTATTCAACACAAAATGCGTCTTGAACAAATTGACAAAGCAGGAACGGTTGAAGAAGTCAATCAACCTATTGATAAATATGCGAATGCTTTGTATAAAATTTATGAATTAACCCGTGAAAGGTTTAACCAAGTGGGAGGCGACCCTCTTAAAACCATGAAATATACTCAAGACTTTAATCAAGTTCTAAGACTTGAATATGAAAGTATGCGTATGTATCTTCAAAACACCCGACCCGATGTTGCTAAAATTGCGGGTAATTTTACCACCCGTTTGATGAAGATTCTGTATAAAATGTCTGTTCTTTGTAGTGTCGCATCTGCGCCTTCAATTAAAGATAAAGACCAACAATTCGTAGTTACTGGGCATAATGTCCGTCAAGCGGCAACAATCGTCCGACAATGTTATATGACATTGGTTGATTGGCTAGAGCGAAGCCTGAGGGCGAAGCGCAAGAGCATAGCCGAGAACTCGCTTGAGTCGGTGTTTATGGACATTTACAACAAAATGAAGAAAGACGATGATGGTTTCGTCAATAAGACTACTCTCTTAACGGAAGTCCGAACAAAGGCTAAAAAATCAAGAGCGCAAGTGTATAGGCACTTTGATGTTATTAGACATAAGTTTGAAGAACAAAAAGGGCCAAGCAACAGGACTTACATTAAGTTGATAAGGAGTGATGAAGAATGAAGTGGGAAAACACATACCTAGTGTTTCAAGTTGAAAAAGGGCCAAAAGTGATTATTGATACTCTAAACACTTACGGCGATGATGGATGGGAATGCTGTTCGCAATTAATTGTTGCGAATAAGCAAATCGTCTGCTTTTTAAAGCGACGAACCGACATTGACGAGGAACCAAAGGTGAACAAGGAAGAAGAAAAGATTAGCAAACTTTGGTCTAACGGTGAATGATATGTCTGTATTGGCTATTGATTTAGAAACCAAAAATATGTCGTATGACATTGGTGGTTTCGGTAATACCCATATGTTTCAGGTTTCAACCGTAGCAACATGGGATGGAAACAACGGAACTGTTTATGTTGATGAACCCGTTGAATCCTTTGCTAAATCAGGCCATACCATTAAGCCTCTGTCCGAACTTAAATATGATTTAGATAATCATTTTCAAAAGGGAGGATTATTGTTGGGACACAACATTAAGGCTTTTGATTTGCCTGTTCTTAGAGATGCGATGGACATTTATTGTATCAATAAGTATCTAAAAGAAGAACAATTTATTGACACTTCAAGAATCCTGCTGAAAGAACATGGTGAGAGATTTCAATTGAAAAATCTCGTTAAATGCACCATGAATGATGCAAAATTAATGGAAAGTGCTGATGCACCTAAATTATGGAAGATGGGTCAATTTGATGATGTGGTTGAGTATTGTATGAAAGATACTCAATTAGTCTATGACCTTTGGAAGTATGGGCAAGATAATGGTATTGTTAAGGCTTTTTCCTTAGAACAAGGAGAACATAAAGAATTAGAGGTGATGTGGTAATGACGACATGGGAATGGATTGGTTTATTCTTTTTCATCAGCATTCTAATGCTTCTGTTCTTTGCCGCTTTCGGTGGGACAAATATCACCGATGAAAGCGTTGAAGAATACATGAAGCGGCTGATGGGCGAAGATAGCCAAAAGTGATGATATGGGATTAAAGCAAGAATGTTTCTACTGTAAAGAAAAAACAGTAGCAAGACGATTACTTGGCTTTTATGTCGGTTCTACTGAACAGACAAAATTATGGGAATGCCGAGCCTGTAATGCCATTTGGTCGGAAAAAACAAAGTGAGGGGGAGCGTATGCTCCCTCTCCCTTTTTTTTGGTTTTCCGACTTTTGTGAATTTTTTAAAAATTCATTAGGCCGTAATTTTTGTTTGGCTAAATGAGAACATTTCTTCTTTTTAGAAAAGGCGACCCCTTGCATTCAAAGGCTACCTGCCGAAGAATTGAATGCAACGCAAAAGTTGGTATTATTCGGCTAAAACCTCATCAATTGAGTTGCATAAGCATCCATCTATCAGCATCAATACAGGTAATATCGTAAATTTTACCTGCTGTTAAGGTATAAGGCAAAGAAAGAGTGGCCCCTGTTGGGTCTTCTATTGCATCATCTGTTCCTGTTCTATCCAAAGTTAGAGCAGAACCCGCAACAGAAGCAATAAGTCTGTATGTTCTCCCAATATCCGTTGCTTCTGCATCTGGTAGATTTATCGTCAAATCATTTGGAGGAACCCCTGAAGGGGCTTTAGCGATAATAATGTCATCAGTAGCCAATGGACTATAATTCACAACAGGGGGAGGGCCAATCGCCGCACCGACTACTTCGGTAATGTTCCTAATATAGCCCTTACTTCTAATTTCTTGGCTAACTTCTAAATGCCCAGTAATGCTTGCAATTCTATTTGCTTCTGCACCATCTGTTCCAGCATCTAATTCAAGAATCTTTTGATTGCCATTTGAGTCTCCTGCGGCATAAAGTTGTAAATTGTCTCCTGCGTTATAAACCTGAATTTGGCCTGGCCCTGAGCCATAACCAGTTTGAATTGTATTTACATATAATCTAGAATCAATTAAAACTGCGCCTGTTCCTTTAGTTTCAATTTCAAGACCAACATTGGTATCGTCGCCTGTCGCTAAAATTTGAGGTCTATTTCCTGTGGCGGCATTTGTAATTTCCACATAATTGACAGCACTTGCGGTTTCTTGGAAAATTAATTGCTCATTTCCGTTGCTGTCCCGAATACCATGAGCGTCATCAAAATCAATATTATGACTATTGGTATCAAGGTTTCCTCCCAATTGTGGAGTAGTATCTTCAACCGTGTTTGCTATTGAAGCAGGTAAGGCCGCTAATGCTGCTTTTGTGTTTGAATGGGTATAAGTTAAAACATATCCGTCTTGACCCGAACCAACCGTTTGGTCGCCATCAATTGCTAATGTTCCTAATTTAACATCACCTGTTCCGTGTGGGGTCAAATTAATATCAGCATTTGAATTAGTCGTGGCAATATCAACACTATCTGCATCGGAAGTAATTGTTCCCATTTCAGTATATCCTGAATTATTATAGCCAAGGCTTAGAGAGTTTTCAGTTTTATTTACCGTGAGATATTGAATACCCACATTCGCAGTTCCGTTATGAGTAATAACTGCAATAATAGTATCTCCTGCCGTATATTGAGCAACCTTATCAGCCGCAGTAGGGTTTCTTATGGTTAAAACTGGAGAAGAAGCACTACTAGCAATTAATAAATGATAACCATTTGTATATGTTGAACTCAATGTTAAATTAGCAACTGCCGAAACCGCTACTCTTTTACCATCACGGAAAATAACGCCAGCACCAACATCAATTTGTGTTGCGCTATCAATCGTGATGTCAAAACCGCTAATTGCATAGTTCTGACCTAAACCATCAGATAACGCTTTAATTATTCCTGTATGGGGAAAATCTACACCATCTTCAATTTGATTAGGCGTTCCATGTGTGCTTTGTCCATAAAAGTTCGGATTACTTACCATATTACTCAACCTCCAACAAAATAAACAGTTCTAATGTTTCTGTTGTGGAAAATGGGCCAACTCCTTCAAAATTGGTTCTATATACTAAATCGCTTCCGTTAAATAAACCGACTTCACGGATAACTTGACCTTGAATAGCACTACCCGCTACTGATACCTTTACCTCAATAACATTTAATGTGGAATTTGTAATTGTTAATGTTGTAGAAGCAGATAATGGAACATCTAAATCCGTAGCGGTTGGGCTAGTAGAGTTTCCACCAAGACCAATTTTTGCTGTATCAAAGAGATTATCTTTGATATGAGTAGCAATTAATGTTTTTAATTCATCTGTAATCATGCTAAATCTTCCTCCACTAAATCAGTAATTGTGATTGCTCCACCTGTAAATCCTAAAGCAGTAGTAAATCCTAACGCTGTTCCAAAACCGAGAGTCCGACCTGCGCCTCCCGCACTTCTCTTCCGAACCAACAATTTAAGTTCTTTGGTGTTCAAGGTGTTTAAGAAATTGTAAGAAATCTCATTTGATTGTAAATTAGCACTTCTTAATGCTGCTTTTGTTTCTTTACTTGAAATCAGCAGTTCTGAGAAAACATCGGAAAGGTCTTTACTATAACGGCCAAGTTGTAATTTAATAAAACCAGTAAGTTGATGTTCCATCTCTAATACAATATATTCATTCATTTCAATGTTTTCTCTTGGAATAGAAACATTTACAATATCCCCGACTCGTAGTTGATTTATTCCTTTATTTTGCATAGTAAAAGATAATTTTTGATTAAGACGAGAATGAATCATCAAAAGTTTAGTAGCCCTTTTATCTACTTCTTCTTGAGTAAGTAGTGTATTATCTACCACTTCTAATGTTTTTCTGCCTCTCTTGTTAATTGAACGCAAATCTTTACGAGTAGTCTTATGAGAACTACCATAAACAATAATTTCATTAAAGAAATCAAAAAGCGTTGAAACCTTTTCAAATTCAGAAATCAAAAATTCTCCACTATCATCAATTAAAATATCTGTTCGTAGTGAATCCTCATCCTCTGGGAAAATTTTGAATGTATTGTTTTCTTCAACGAGTTTCATACCCTTTCTATCAAGAACATATCTTATTGCAGAATACAAATCTACTCCTTGATAATTCGGTGCTAAATACATTGGCGTATCTGTTGAAGTTGTTATAAATTCAATTCCTTCTTGTTCAAGTAATTCATTGATTAAATCTTCACCTTCAAGACCTATACTTACTGTTGAGCCAATACAGGCTCTTGTCGGGTCAATTTTTAAATCTTCCACAGTCTCAAAAGTAAAAGTTTCCGAAAGGCTTACTACTCCATCCATTTTTGATAGTTCACCAAAATTTAAAATTGTTTGGGTTTCTCCAGTAAATTCAATTCCAGATTTAACCCCTAAAGAAGTTGAGATTTTATTTTCACCATCAGACATAAAAATACTATATTCATTTTGCGGCAACGCTTCTAAAAAGTTTTTTGATTTTCTCATTACCAAATAGTCTTCACTAGTGCTTTGTTTATCAGGGTCAATGGCTACATACATTGATAAAAATGCTTCTCTTCTTGGGCCAGTTTTATCTGGTGTTGCTGGTGGCCCTCCACTTTTTGTTTTTCCTTCAACCCCTTCAACAATATCAATATCTTGTTGAACATTATACATTTTATCTTCTCCTGACATTTTCGTATATTTAGAAGATAAAGTATTCAAAGAAATTTCTTTTGGTGAAAATTCATAAAAGGTTGTTTCATTTGGTTTAAGGATACGATATGCTTCTTCATCAGTTAAGGTTTTATCAAGAATTAAATTATGTTTTCTTGTCCCACTATTAGCCACAGTATGAGAAATAACATAAATTAAATCATCAGGGATAACTCCCTCCATGTTTCTTGAAGAAGTTGTATTTTCATCACCCGTAGCAACATCTTCTTGTAAAATAGTGTCTTTTCCTGCTTCGGAAACTAAATAGCAGCCTGTTAAATCTACAAAGTCTATCCAACCAAGACTTTCATTATATACATTTAACGAGTAGCGATAAAGAGTTCCATTAGAAGATGTTATTTCTTGATGGGTTTCATCCGAACCATCTCCATCAAAGTCAAACTCATGTTCACTTGCATCATACCATAATCTAGGTTTTAATCCAAATTTAATGCCTGTGGCTTCATATGGGCCGCTTCCTGAAGAAGTTACGGTATTAACTGTTTTATCAGGATATTTATAACGAAAGTTTCTACTATTGCTTGCCAAAACAACTAAATCAGTAAAATTAGTCCCATCATCAAAATTATTTATGTTTCCAGTAGTTAAAGGAATAGTCACTCCCTTTTCAACTGGATATTTTTGAGCATCTTCAATATCGTAAGTATCTAACACAACAGAAATATTATGTTTATGTATATTTCCTATTCCTGCAAAAGTCATATAAAAAGCCCTAGATGGCATAATTCTTAAAGTAGAGGTTAAGGCAGGAGCCGCATTTGGATATTTAAATCGTATTGGTGCAACAATTCTATCACTAGCACCTAGATTCAAAACAGTAGATGAGTTATTTGAATGCCAACTATTTGAAGAGTCGGACTGGTAATTTTGAGTTACTATTGCTCCTTTTAAAATATGTGCTCTATCTTGAGATATAAATGTGTTTTTATCCTTTGTGCCTTCTATATAAATAATATCATTTCTACTTCGTTGATAAACAGTTCCTACCGTAAATGTTCCATCATCATTTAAAAGAGCCGCACTTCCTAAAGTAATTGTTTTTGTTCCGCTATTATAACTACTAACTGTTCCAATTAACTTATAGTTTGCATCATAGAGAACATCTGTTCCTGTTGGTGGATTTGAACTTTCTACAGTATCTAAAATTAAAGTGGTAGTTGAAGCGGCTAATGAATTTGTAATTGATGTAGAACTTAAAGTCCCAACAGCAGAAAAGGTATATCCATCAAACTGACCAGCACTTAAATAATTAGCGTCCTTTACTGTTTCTTTTTCAGGATTAAATAAGTTATAATGAATATCAAAACAGAGTTCTGTTAATCTCATTATACCTACTCTTTTTAAAGAAGATATGTCAGTATTTTCAGCAATAGAAATTGTTTGATAAGAATTATCTGTAAGTAAAATCTGATTTCCTGATGAAGTTTCGGTATATTCTAAAACGCTATCTTTGACATTTTTATTTTCTAACAAAAATAAATTATATTTTGATAAAGTTTTATTACCATCCATAAGACTATCTTTTCTTAGAGAAGAATAAGGTAATAAATCACCAGTAATGTATAAAAATAAAGTAGAAGCAGATGTAACTTTTTGGTCTAAGGATGCTATCAAGTTTTCAAGTTGATAAACATTAGTGTCAAATTCATCAGTATATTTAGTATCATCACTAACATTTCTTCTTACTCTTGAAAGACCATTAAAAATAGAACCATATGCACTACCGAAACCTCGCATATCAAAGTCCATATGAATATCATCACCTGTTCCTGTTTTATCATAAGAACTTAAGTTATTAGATGAAATATTAGGAGAAAACTTATAATTAATAGTATTATGTTTTATATTTGAACTATTAACATGAGTTTCTCTAAAAGGATATGTAATTTTAGATGGAGTAAAAGTTAATTGATTAAAATTACCTTTTGATTTAGAGATTGATTTATAGTAAGGCTGTCCATATTTTTTGTTAGTATCTGTATTGCTTCCGTAAATATTTTCAACATTTAAAGGAACTGCGCCACTTGATGTTAATTTACTATGAGGATGAATTAATATTTTTCCTCCCCACAAATGTTCTCCATTTATCAAAAATAAATCATGTGTATCTTTGCTTACAGAATAAATTTTATGTCCAGCAGTTGTAGTAAAGTCTCTATCTAAATATAATAAATTACTCTGGTCAGCAGTCCCTCTTTGCATTCTTTTTGTTCTAACAAATCCAGCAAAAGAAGCGGTGCTTGCACTTGCACCAATAAATACTGGGTCATTTCGGTCTAAATTTTTAATTCCATCATCTGTGGCTTCAATAATGTTTGGTCTTGTGCTATTGATATTTGCACCTGTATGTTCAATAGTTGCTCTTTCTGTTAAAGAATACCCCTCAGAGTTTCCAAAATTAGGTATTTTTTTACCTAAAGTAATAGGAACATATGGGGCTAATTCTATTACGGTTGTGTTATCTTTCTTTGAAGTTGAAACCACTTCAAAATCAATTAGTGTATTTACAGTATCAAAGGTTGATTCTCCTGCGCTCCCGTGTTCGTCTTTTAATTTTGATTGAAAGGCAAAGTCATTTGAAATAGATGACGGTTTATGAATTGCATATCCAATTGCACCAACACTTGTATTTGCACTACTTGAAACTAAAGAGTCGCTTTCAGCACCGCTTGACATTGTGATTTGGTTTCCTGCTGTAAAAATTAATCCTTTATTAGCGGCTCCTGTAAGAGAAGAGGGTTTGTTTGTAGCAAGGTGGGATGAACCAAGTGCCTTTGAGAGAATATAATTTTTCTCGGTATCAATGTAAATTTTTTCTGAATTGGCTTCTGTTAATGCTGCAGTAAAATTGATTGTTAATGGGTCGCCAGAAGTAGAAGTAATTTCTCCTATATATCCATTAACCGTGAAAATTTTATCGCCTGTTGTTGGAACAATATCAAAGTCCGATACTGCAATCCCTGTTGCTTTTGTTGTATCTCCTAAAGCGATTGAGAGTGTAGTAGAATCAATCTGTGATAATTTATTATACGGGCTATTGCTAGAATAAATAATATCTTCAGTAAACAAAGTATTTAAATTCACAACAGGAGAGAGTAATTTACTAAACTTATCTCTTCCCTGAATTTCCATAATTGTTTGCCCATTTTCCTTTTTATTCTCAATATTTTCAATTTCACCATTAAATCTTTCAATAAAAATTTGATATTGTCCTTTAGCAAAACTCAATGGGTTAGTATGGTATGAATCGGTATCAAACGATAGCGTAATCATTCCTTTCGTATTATCACAAGCGGTAATTGTAGCAAACCTTTCATTGTGGTTTAATGATGTAAAAGCAACATACATCTTGCTAAACCTGCCATTTAATAGTGAAATATCAAGCATAAGTGTTCCGTCAGTTGCGTTATATGCTCGCCTGTGAAGCACATCTCCGCTTGTTGGGGTCGTGGACTGTGCGGTAAAAGAAGCGTCGTTCTCCGTTCTTACATAGGGGTGTGTGGACGACTGGAAGGTTATCTCTTGGGTTGTTCCAGACAGGCTTCCAAAGGATTGAACAATTAAAATGTTATTTCCTAACTTGACCTCATCTCCTGCATTTAGAACAGTATTTAAATTATACTCAGTATTGAAAGAAAATACTGCATTAGAAGTCTTTGAACTATATGTTGCGGCTAAAGCGAAAAACTCGTTCATATCACCACGATGAATGTTATGTCGCACACGATATGCGTCAAACTCTTTCACTTTTCTTGGCATAATTCTGCCGTTATCAATGACAGAGGTTTCTGCAAATCCACCCTTTCCATCAATTGATTCTGTGTTTGTGTGGTCATATACATTGTAAAGAAGATTAGATTTTGTTGGTGAAAAATCGTAATGTAAATATCTTTTTGGCCCAGTATATGTGGGAGAATTGATTTCATCATCGCCCATTCTTCTTGCATTTGGGTATGCCCCTTGATAACTTGAATAAGATAAAGAAACAGTTCCTCCTTCGTTTTTAGTGGTGCTTCCTCCACCACCAACATCTAAATCTCTTAATTTATCTGTTAATGTGACTCTATGAGTAAATCTACTATAATCAATAACTACTTTACCAAAGTCTTGAACAGTCCTAAATGTAATAGCATTTGTTGTATCAAAGGTATGAGAAGTGGTGGATATGCTGGCGTGTTTTTGCATAGCATAATATTTGGTATTGTGGTCTAATTCATTGTTCTTATCAAGCAATCCATTAAAGAAATAAAACAAAGGTCTAGCACATGAAAGTTTATCTTCTAAAGTAAGGCTTGAAGTATTGTTTAGAATACCAGCAGAGAACGCAAGAATATTATTGTTGGTTATTGCGTGTCCCTTGAAAATCATAAACTTCGTATCTTTAGGAATTTCATTTCCTAACTTTGGTTCAAACTCAAAAGCATCTCCCGCAGAATCTTCTGCTAAAATTTCTGTAATTCTAGCAAAATGATGGCGAGTATCTGTGTCCGAATATACTAAAACAAAGTAATAGTGAGTAGCAAAGGCGGCGGGATTAAATTGTATTCCATCTGTTGTGAGGGCATCATAGCACTTAATTCTAAACCCTTTGGTTGTATTTAGATTAGAATATTGAGTAGTTCCTGTAAAGACTTCTGTTGTAAAAGTGTTTGCTCCATCAGCAGCGATAGCCGTAAAAATACGCTCATCATTATTTATGGAGGTGTCTTTAAATAAAGGGTTTGTTGGAGCATCATCTTTATCTCCTGCTGGATTCAAGTCAAAACTCATTCATCCACCTCCTCAAATCGTAAATATAAAACAGTATTATTTAGATTAGGCATTAGATTATTAACTGCGCTAAATTCAGTTTTTCTAATATTCATTATACTTAACTCATGCAATTCTCCCATGAATTGATTATTGGTAGTGGCTGAATTAGCCCCTGTTGCACCTCCACCATTCGCCCCAATATAGAAATCCTCTCCTTCCATTGTAAAAGAATCTGTTTGAGTATGGGTTCCTGTTTTGACTATTCTTCCATTTAAGAAGACTAGCACTTCTTTATTTTCATTATCCCATGAGCAAGCAACATGATAAGTATTATTTATGTAAGAAGGTTCAAAGAAATCGTCATGTATAAATATTTCACTACCCGAAGAAACAGAAACAGAAGGGTCTAATTTTAAAGTGAGTGCGCTAGATGTAGCAGAATCAACAATACCAAAGGAAGTAAAAGTAAAACCATCTCTAATAAATACTTCTTTTCCATCAAAAACATATTGATTTGCATTAGATAAATTAGCAGCCTTACTTGAAAAGGCACTTGTAGTAGAACCAATTGATTTATACTTTACTTTTCCATCTTCTTCAAAGCCCTTTTCCACAAAAGAATCATATTGACTCCCAAGATTCGGAGCAATCACCGCATCGCTTGTAAAGTATTCCATTGATGCAGTTCCTAATTTAATTCCAACTTTAATTTTGTATCTTGCTGGATTATTCTCATTGTGTAAAGTATCATTCACTAAACTCACTTGAAAATTTGTGCTGTGAAAAATTCTCATTTCGTGTGTAATTCTGCTGGCTCTTGGTAAATATAATTCACTTTCAAAATTATTTTGTTCAGTAGCAGTAAAAACTGCTTGACTTAATCCAGGCATTATTTTCTTATTGTTTGCATTAAAAGAATGCCCACTACCGATAGAAGTTTGTGTTATATTATCGGGTTTAGTGATAGAACCAGCCGTTCTGTAAGTCCCATAGCCATTAATCTCATAAGGAGTTAAAACGCACTCAAATGTAAAATTGTTGTCTAAATCCCAAAGACCGTAGGGAATACCTGTTCCTGTTGAAGCAACATTATCTGTATAGTCTAAAGTCAAAAAACCATTACACATAATCGGAAAAACAAGCGAGCGTTGTTTTCCTGTGAAAATAGCATATGACATAATAAAACCTCAAGGAAGAACGGTAGCAACGGCAAACTCCATAGAAAAGGAAATATCAACAGATTCTCCTGTCATTTCATAAGAAAAATTTTGAACAAATCCCGAAAGACCTGAAGAAGTTGAGGAAGTGGGAAATGGTTTAGCCAAAACAACATTTGTGTTATCTTTTTCTAAAGAACCACCTCTTGAAGCAAAGGTTAAAGGAATGTTTCTTTCAGCAACCTGTGAGTAGTTTTCATCCACCTTTGAAGGAATCAAAATGACTAATTCATTAATTGCTTGATAAGAAGCCAGACCTGTTGAATCAACACCAGACGCAATCATTTGAGCCAATTCTTGAGGAGTAAAATCAAGAGAAGTGGGGGTGCTTCCTGTTTTTGTGTGTGTTCTTTGAATGGCGGTTTCAGTAATAAATCCACTTAAACTAATTCTTTTGTTTGACATTCCTAAATCTAATGCGACTGTTGAAGATTCTCCTGTGGCTAATCCACTTAAAGGAATAGGGATTGCAGGAATTGTTTTATCAACAGAAACACTTACAGTATTTACTCTAAGAGGTATGGTATCAATAGAAGCACTACTTCCTGAATGGTTTTGCAGTTTCAAATAAACGAAATAGTCTGTCATTTGTATCACCTAAATGTGCTAGAAGAAGTGCTTCTGTTAATCTTTGAATTAATCATTCGTCCGATTTCATCGGCCATTCTTCTCATCTCTGCCTTTGAAGTGTCCTTTGCATTAATAGTAATATTGAAATTATTTACTGTTCCGCCAGCCCTTCCTCTTGAATTGCTGTTTGAATGGACTCTTGAACCTGCTGGTAATGAAACTAACTCTGGGCCTTTTTCACCAACAAGTTGCATTCCTCCTGTAATTAGACCACCAGAAGCAAATCCTAATTTATCCTTCACACCACCAAAGAACTTCTTAACTTTCTTTCCTGATGGCAAAACTTCTTTTAATTTACCCCATATCCATTTAAGACCAGTAAAGATAACTATGATTCCAAGAGCAGTTAAAGCCGCAGGTAGCCCAACAAAGAAAGCAATAGCAGCGACTACGCCAAGAGCAATTTTGCCGATGTTTTTCTTAAAGAAGTCAAAGTCTGTAAATACCTTGTAAAAGAACTCGCCTATTCCTACAATGAAATTCATTACCACTTGAATTGCGAAATCAAATAATGCAAGAACACCCGCATACACAACGCCAATAACTACTTGAAGCACACCTAAAGCAATATCAAGAATACCCTCAATCATCATCATTAAGTCGCCATTAATAAGTCCCGTAAAGACCGTCTTAACTCCCTCAAAGATATTTCCAAATCCTGCAAGAACTAGTCCTAAATTTTCTTTAAATGTATCAAACGCAGATTTTATCGCAGGCCAAATTGTTTTTCTTATGAGGACTATAACAAGAGCAATACCAGTTAAATACATTAATCCAGTAACCAAGAATTGCATAACTGGTGTTTTAATTAGTTTGATAAATTGGTCTGCTATTGTTTTTCCTCTTTCTTTCATGCTCATAACATAAAAATTAGATGCTGCATCTAAAAATTTCTTCTCCAATCTTAGTGTTTTTACCTTTGCTTTTAAAAACATCAATTCTAAGAATGCTCTTGCTTTTTCTACTCTTAATGGAACGCCCGCTAAAGCATCTTTTGTTTTTGTAAATGCAGTTGTGTTTTTAGCAACAAAACTCCTAAGACCAGCAAGTTCTTTCTTTTTAGCACTATCAACCTTATTTCCTTGTGCATCTGTCCCATGCATCAAATAATCGGGTAAAGACTCTAATTCTGATATTCTAGCCCTTGCTTTTGAAACATCTCTTCCACCCGTTCCAAATATTTTTGAAGGAGAAACTCTTTTTGCTGCCCTACCAATCGTAGTAAAAATATTATTTGCTTCTCCTTCTTCGGGCGCACCCATTTTTAAATTTCTAGTAACTGAGCCTAATGTTCTAAACCCAGTTGATAATTTATTTACTAATCTAAACATTCCAGGAGGTAAAAACCCATACATGATTTTTCTAGCATTAGCCGCTTCTAAACCAAAAATCTTGACCTGTTCACTTGCAGAAGATAAAGCAACATCAAAGAACTCAAAGATATTTCCGCCAGCCTCTTTGAATGCTTCTCTTGAAGCCTTACTAAAAATCTCAAAAGCCTTACCCTGTTTATTTAATGCTGCGGTTGCATCAGTTAATGCTCTTGTTCTCCTTTCAAAACGAATATCTAGTTCATTTTCTGCTCTTACCTGTTCCTTAACAACCTTAGTTACTTTTTCAGTTTTTTTCTTAAAATCATCAAAAGTCGTGCCTAATTTGAACATATTTTTTTGCATAACCTCTAGGCTTTGGTTATACCCACCCATTAATTCTGCTAATGTTCCTCTAGCCATTTAATCACCTAAGATTATTCATGGAACTTTTCGTTGCTTTGTCCATTTCTTCTGCTTTGATTTTCTCCGCTTCTGCATGGACTATCAATAAATCCTTAACTAAATTAACAGGCATTTGGTATATTTCTAATGGGCTTATTCCAAGTGCTTGAGATAAAGAATAAACAACAGTAAGAGACACAATTTCAGGGTCAGCAACCTGTCCCTTCAAAGCGGCTCTTACTCTTCTTTTTTTCCTTCATCATCCTCCAACGCCGTAAATGGATTTGGCAGGACTTCTTTTAATTGATTCCCAATATAGGGTGTGAGTCGTAAAATGTCAATTGCGGAAAGACTTGGTTCAGTCTTTACCACAAAGTTTTCAACCATGAATTTAAACATAGCATTCAAATCAATGTCCATGTCTTGACGCTTTGCATCAATCTTCATCATACTGTTCATGGCTTTGTCCACCTCAAGCCATGTGGGTTCTTTGACCCACACTTTGAGGTATTCATCGCTTTCGGGTGCTACACGAATATAGTGTAGTTTTGGCTCGGTTAGTGCAAATAGCACACTTTTATCTGATACAATCTTTCTGTTCAACATATTATCCACCTTTTATACCAACAAACAAACAAACGGTGTTGGTGGAATATCATTCTTTTAACTTAGATTTTGGCTTAGTAGTTTCCTTTTTGGGTTTCTTTTTTACTTTAGATTCTTCAACCCTTTTAAGGTTCTTTTGGAATTTAGAAGGCATTTAAAATCACCCTTGAAGCATCCAATGAGTTAAAACTGTGCATAGAGATAATTCTCTTGGCATAACTGTTGCTTCAACAACAAGCGGCCCTTTATCATCAGGAATTGGGAAATTGTTTGCACTAAGATAGTATTTGCTAAAGTTTAGAACTATTTCTTCTCCTGTTGATTTTTTGAAAGTAAGTTCAATGGTATTGCTAGTATCTTCTGTATTATTTACTAATTCTTGATATAATCTATCATCTGTTACATGACCCGTAAATGAAATTTCATAACTTCTTTGTGCAGGAATAGCCTCTTGGATAGATTTACTACCTACTCCAAAGAATCTTCGGTCTTGTAAATTATTATTCATGGTAATAGTCAAAGTATTAATCTTTAAGAAAGAATGCCCAAAGCACTTAAAAGTTCCATCTGAAAAGAAGAAAGGCTCTCTAAATTCGTCAACAGAATTAAAATTAAAGAAAGAGGTTTCATCTTCAACGCCTCTTCTTGCTCTATATTCTTCATCTGTTTCTAAAGCATGGACATTTCTAGTATTAGCACTAATTGACATCTTAAGTTCTTCATTTTCGTTTGCGGTCAAGGTTAAAGTATTGACACGACAGCCTCTTGCGATTTTAACAAAATTGAATGATTCTAAGGTTTCAGTTGAATCAGTATCATAAATATTGGTTGAACCAGCAGGGTCGGTTAATTTGCTGATGGTTTGTTCCATAGCAAACGAAGGCAGTAAATCGTGTTCTTGTTCCGCAAAAGTATATTTAATACCTTGCCGAATTTCACCTGAATTTAAAGAAGAAGCAGTAACTCTATCAATGTTTCCTGCAACATCTTGAGCAGGATTTACATAAGGAGTCATAACGGTTCCAACAGACCTAAAGAAAATTGGCCCAGTTTCTTCTACATCGTTATAATTAATATATATTTCATTTGCTCCACCTGCATTAGCAGCATTAGCAGCACTATTACCAGATAGAGGAGTTTCGCTAAATGTGCCACCTGAAACATTACCAATATCAACATTTGTGCATTTTCCTAAGAAATAATACAACCAAGCACCATGATTTGCTACAATGCTCAAATCAGCCGCACCTGCGGTTTCAATTCCTTTGTATTGATAAGTAAAGTTTCTTGAACCACCAAGAGATAAATTGGTTTGTTTCATTTCAACTTCGGTAGTAGGGAAAGTAATACTTTCTGTAATTCCTAACCATGTATCAGCAAGAAGGGTCTTTTTTGCACCAACGGCAGGAGCAGGACATGGCGCACCATAACTATCAATAACGAAGTAATCTCCGCTACTAATCGTTGTTGAGGGAGTAAAGGTAATCGTAGTAGCAGTATTTCCAGTAATTCTGTGAGTAGAGACATAAGCATTTCCGCCAGTATATTTCTTAAAAATACAACCAATATACAGATTATTGACTAATTTAAAATCAGTTCCAAATTCTGTTCCTGATGCGGTGCTAGCGGTTACTGTGGTTAATGTTCCACTAGTCTCTGAAATTGGAAAATAAATATCCAATTCTGGAATTTTAGTAATACTTGCTCCGCTTCCTAAAAATATATCTGTGTTTTCTGCCATACTAACTCCCCCTTCCTAACAAACTTACTAGGGAATACTTAATGCAAATCTTTTCGCTTCTAATGATACTTTATATCCAAATAAACGCTTTGCTCTATCATTTGATTCGCTTCTTGCGCCAACAAATAATTGATTGAATCTTGAGCCATCACTTGCGGTATAACCCTTGCGCTTACCCTCAAGAACCCTACGCAGAATCAAGTATATAGCCCTTAGCCTGTCTTTTCCGTGTGAGGCATCTGCTCCGCCTCGCTCGTCATGGAGAACCCGAATATGAAGGGTGAAGGAATAAGTTTCATTTCTTACATCATAATGAATTGTTGGATATGTAATTGATTGTGAATCCTCAAAAACAACGATTGTTGCGGGCGTTCTGCTCAAATCAACACGAACACCTTTGTTAGCAGACAATGTTCTAATATCAATAAAATCTGGCGTAACGGCGTGGTCTGAACTAATCTCTCCTGCACTTACAAGAGCAGTAGCATTAGACGACCAATTGTTTGATAACAAATCTAAGAGAAGAGAGACTTCATCCATCTTTCCACCTCCGAGTTAATTTGTTTTTCAATTGTTTTTTGATATTCTTCTAAAGCAAACTTCATTACTTCATCATCACTAAAACCAATATCAATTCCTAATGATTCCGAAACTGCTTGCATGGCTAATTGTCTTTCCTTTTGAATAGTCAATAACTGGTCAAATGCAGAAAGGTCAATCTTGATTGCCACAATATCACACTCTATTCAGAAGTTCTCCCAATCCGTCTCTAACTTCCGCCATTTTTTCTTTGACATTAGGTAGCCTCATAAAGTCTCTACTATATTCAATGCTTAATTCCGAGTCCGTAGTATCAAAGAATAAATCATTAATATGTCCATCCTCAGTTCCTGCAATAAAACAAGAGGCAAAAAGAAGAGACTCATACATTTGTCCATCGCCATACTCAAATTCATATTTAAAAGCAAGGTCGCTAACTGCCGCCATTTCAGGAGAAGTTAAAGAAGTTCCCATAATATCAACTAAATAATTTCCAAACCTATGCGCTCCTGCTTCATATTTCTTTTTGAACATTTTTACGACAATATCTTCATGTATTTTTTTCAAGTATTGATCATAAATTAATTTTTTTATTGTATTTGTTGCTGCGTCATCAGGTAATGCCATATTACACCTCCTCCTTTTCTACTTCATCAACTAAGTTAGCTTTTAAATTTTTAATATGTATATCTACACCTTTAGTTAATGCTTTGCTCCAATGTAATAGTTTTTCTAACTGCAAAATATTATCTGTCATGTATAGTTTTACATCTGTATAAAATCTAGATTGGTCCATTTCTAATTTAATAGGTGTATAAACTCTTAAAGTTGCAATATTCCAATCTTTAGAATGATGATTAAAAACTTTATCGTCTTTAAGACCAAACCAATCCATATGTTTTTCTAATAAAATTTCTGTGTTATCCATATATCCTCCTATATGTATTTGTTACTAATTAAACATCAGGATACTACAAAAAATTAATATAGACAATACATAATAATTTTAGTAATATGATTTTTACAAACTAAATAAGGAGAGAATAATGGAAGAAGAACTAGACAT